CTTATCAACTGCATCGATGTATTCTTGTATTGGTTTCCAAGGATAGGAACCATTGTGCAATTCGCTAGGACAATACTCGCAACTAAAGTTACAACTGTTGCCCAAACTCCATTGGATTCGAATTGTGTGACTTGCGTCTTTACCTAGAGGACTTACTACCCTTTTAAGAACAGACACATCTGCTTATGGCTTCATTTCCGCCGAATAAGTAAATGCGTGGAAGTTCCTTTCACTAAATGTACCGTCACCGTTATCAACTGTGTATACTTCTGAAGCATTAATAATGTTTGCACTATTAACTTCAGTTAAGAATATACCAATGTTAAAATGTCTTGGATAAGCAACACCGTTAGAGTCTGTACCTATAAGCACAAAGTTATAAAGTGTATCTGCACTAACACCTGACATTGAAGTTGAATCTGCTGTGATTCTGTTGTTAGTAGTATCTAATGTAAAGATACTTGGTAAACTTGCATACGAGGCTGATGATAAAGTAACACCTGCTCCTACGTCTAAGTCAAAACTAATTGTATCTGTTTTTAAATGGTTACCAATTGATCCTGCAGGAGTATTCCATACAGTAGCATAGTAACTGTTTTCTACATACACAATGTTGTTTGGTGTACCACTATATGTTGATTCATCTCTAAATAACATACCTGTTAGTGATTGTGAAACTAAGTAGTTTTTAATACTTTCTGAATCTGGAGTACCGTTCATACTACTCTTTTCAATTGCTAGAGCCGCCGCACCTGCTACAATGGCACTAGAACAACTAGTTCCACTTGATAGTTTAAAATCAGATGTAGTATTGTGTGTAGCAACTGTTACATTAACACCTGGAGCAAATATATCTAATTGCTCACCGTATGGGTTAAGTCCTGTTCCAGTTTCATCTGATCCTGGAGGAAAGTTAGTGTAAGATGTCATAGCATCTGTTTGGTCACTAGCACCTACAGTAACAATAGTATCTAAACCTGCTGGGGAATAATTATTAACGTCGTTGCCGTGATTACCAGCCGCCGCTACTATAACTGTATTCTTATTAACCCTTAACCATTCGCACACATAATCAATTACGGGGGATTTGTTTGTGTACCAAGGTGTACAAATTACTTGGGGCATTGATCTGTATCTAAACATTTCATTGTTTAATGACACATTTGAAAATCTAATAGTGTTATCAGTAGTTGATAAGGCGTCCCATTCACTTTCAACGTGAATAATTCTGCCTATTCTGTATCCTTCAATCTCATCAAAGCCTTCAACTATGTCTTTGAGGTCACCAATGCCGTCTGCATCGTGAATCTTACAGTTATGTAAGTGTGCGTTTCTGGCAACACCTACTGTTTCACCAACAATCAAACTAGCCATTGCAGTACCGTGTCCTGTTGCATCTTGGTAGTCGCCACTTAATGTTGTGTGAACATTCTTAATTGTTGCGTTTGCAAATTCATCGTGGTCAGCATCAATACCGCCGTCCATTAAATAAACGTTTACACCGTCACCTGTATATGTTGCATCAAATTCTGTTCTTAAAGGTAAGTTTCTAGTTACCAATCTTTGTAAATGCCAGTGACTTGTTGTCTCACTTGATATAAATGAGTTTGCTGAAGTACCTTCTTTAAATTGAAATCCAGTTAATCCATCTATGTTATCAACTTGATCCGCAGGAACATCGACTAGTAATAAAGATTTTGTATCTTCTGACAAGTCTTGATATCTTTTAGAGACCGTTCCGCCAAGTCCCGTAATCGCCGTATTAGCAGTATCACCTGCTTGGTCAATTTTAACTATGAATTCTGCCATTCTTTTTCCCCGAGTTTCTTATATTCGTTTATTATATCTATTTCAAGTGTTGGTATAGATACAATCTTTTCTAGATGCTTACGAAATCTATTGTCGAAAACATCGTGTTGTTCATTATATTTATCTACATAGTAACGTTTTACTCCTTCGAAGCCGGTATATTTGTTGCTTTTAGCAACCACTTCAAACCCTCCTGCAGAGTAATAGTGCTGTCTTTTAATGTAGTTCATTATGATTCTTAAATAGGCACCAGGAGTTTTACTTCCTGTATTACTTAAAACTGCATCATCTAACTTCTTACCTTCTTTATATTCAGTTACTATTTCATCATTTGCTTTTTTAACATCAAATAATGTTGTTTGTTGCAACTTATCGTACTCTAAGTATGCCTTATCTTGCATATTTAAGTGTGTATGCTTAATTGTTTTGTATGTGCAAAGTGCTAAACTAGTATTATAATAATGCAAGTTACCCAAGTCACACCCTTTATCACTGAAGAATAAATCATACACCATAGAGTTATTCTCTGGTATAAGTTGTGGTATATCAGGCTGTGGGCCTGGAGCCATTCTTGGTATAAAGAAGTTTCCTCCTATTGCTACATCCTCTCCTATAATGTCAAACATTTTTAAATGTAAACACAACTGAGGACTAGTACACTTGTAAGCAGTTCCGTAACTAATAAACTCTCCGTTGTCAAAGAAGTTTGCAAAGTTTACGTCTATGAATTGATATGGTATGTCTAACTCTTCGCAAGTTTGTACTGCATATTGTATATCATAATCATTATAGCATACTCCATTATCCATCCATCTGCCTATAAAACATTTCACATTTCTGTGTTTGTGAAACAGTCTAAGCATTATATCACTGTCTAATCCGCCACTACAACACACATTTATATCTTTGTGATTGCTAGTTACTTCTAGTATGTTATCACTCCAACTTAAATCGTTAGATGTTTTATCTTTGAAATTGAACATTACTCTATTTGTAATGTTGTCTATTAGTATTGTTTTGTCTTGATAATCTCTTTGTTCCATATTATGCCAAGCCAGCAAATACATTAAAAGAGCCACTCATAATAGGATGTCCGCAAGTTGTTAAATCTCCCATCCTTGCTACAGGTCTACCATTGAAGAGTACTGCCATAGGTGGAGAAAACGCACCACTGGCAATTTTGCTTACAGCACAGGTTGGTACATCAGGTGCTGGTGGGTGAGGAGTAATAGAGTCGCCTAGTAGTGCGGCTGGTATGCCGTTAACTAGTACTGGTCCAAATATGCCTACACCAATTGCTCCTGGTCCTATGATAGGTCCTATTGCTGAGTCTAAAAAAATTCTTGCTACTGGTCTCATACAAGTATTTATCTACTGTAAATACTAGCCTGTTAAGATTTGTTTGTCAGGTGAGGAAGGTCTAATTATGTTTGATGTACTTTGCTGATATGCGTCTGCAACTTCAGAGTCTGTTCCAACTAGTGCTAAAACACTATTGATATTGATTGTTGTAGGGCCAGGCTTACAACTAAAGATCCAAGGAACTAATCCAACTCCGCCTTGTGGTGTAGGACTAAGTGCTAATGGTTTATCGATTGATAAGGAAGTATCATCAGCCTCTTGAAAACTAGCAACGACTTCTTCGCCACTTGCTAATTTAATTGTTATAGTATCGTGTTTTGTTAATTTGTCTAGTATTGCTTTCATACAACTACTTATGTTGTATTATAGACTGAAGCCTTTGAAAGTGGTATCGTCGACATCTTGTTTAGTACCACCAATAACGTAACTACTGATTTCTGTTTCTTGAGGTGCTACTTGAACACTACCTCCAGTAATCCAAGACTGAGTCCAAGGTAAAGGATTTGTGCCTGTACTGAATGGAGTATCTAAACCTACTGCTCTCATTCGTTTACCAGCAATAAATTCCACATACTGTTTTAGCAGTTCTGCATTCAATCCAATAATGCTACCATCTTTGAATAAGTAATCTGCCCAAGCCTTCTCTTGTTCAACTGCATCAAAGAACATTTGTCTACATTCTTCTGTAGACTCTTTTGCAATCTTTTCAAAGTCTTTGTCTTCACGTGGTAATAGTTTTAACATTTGTTGCGTACTTGCCAAGTGAACATTCTCATCTCTGGCAATAAACTTAATAATTTTTGCATTACCTTCCATCTTTTTAAGTTCTGCAAATGCCCAACTACAAGCAAATGATACATAAAAACGTACGCCTTCTAATATGTTTACACTCATTAAACATTTATAAATGCGTCTCTTATGCTCGTACTCGTCGTATTTTTTGCTACCCTGTTCTCTTAATAAATTGTATTCTATTAATTTGTCATAATTTTCTGTGATGCTGTCTGCACAATCACATATCTCTTTGATGTCTAACATCTCATCAAAAACTTTGCTGGGGTCAGGATATACGTTTCTGATAATATGTGTATAACTTCTACTGTGAATAGTTTCACTGAAGGCCCAAGTTTCAATCCAGGTCTCTAATTCTGGAATACTAACTATAGGCAAGAAAGCAAGATTAGGTGAACGACCTTGTACACTATCAAGTAGTATTTGTCGCTTCAAGTTACTTGTAAAAATATGTTGTTCAAAGTCTGTTAAGTCCTTAAAGTCTTTGCTATCTTTGGTAATGTCAACTTCTTCTGGTCTCCAAAAGAAACCAAGTTGCTTGTCAGTTAAATTATCAAACTGTTTGTACTTTAAAATATCAAACCTCTGCATTCCAAGTCCACCATTGGAGTCCAAGAACATCTTAGCCTTTGTGTGGTCTGATTTATTTTTTACGTCTAATACACTCATTATATTTTACAACTCTCGCAATCTTCGTCATCTAGTTCGCCCATAGGCAAATCTTCTAGTTTTTCATCTTTGTTGATGTCTATCTCACCTTGTCCATCGTATGTGTTATTGTAGTATAACTGTTTACCACCATACTTATAAAACATTAGAAGATCCTGAATCAGTACACTCATTGGCACTTTTTCATCTTCATAGTGTTCTGGATTGTAAGAAGTATTTACCGAAATCCCTTGGTCAATGTACTTTTGTAGCACAGCCATTATTTTTAAGTAACCCTGTGGGGACTTCTGCTCCCATAGTAAATCATATTTATTCTTGTAGTAAGGAAACCCAGGGACGACTTGTTTGAGAATACCGTGTTTGCTTTGTTTAATACTTACAAAACTACGTGGTGGCTCAATGCCGTTTGTACTATTACTAATCTGTGCAGATGTTTCACTAGGCATAAGTGCCATCAGTGTTGAGTTACGAATGCCTGTGTCTTTTAATTGTTGTCTTAAAGTTTTCCAGTCTTGCCTTTCTTTGTGTTTAACTAAATCATCGACATCCTTTTTGTATGTCTGGTTAGGTGTTATGCCTTGTCCGTATTTTGTTTCCGTTGTGCCAGGACAAGCACCTTTTTCTACTGCGAGATCGGCACTTGCTTTAATTAAACTGTAACTCCAGGCCTCTGCCCATTCATCGACTAGTTCTAAATTAGGATCTTGATAGGTTGTATCGTGTTTTGCTAACCAATATGCAAAGTTAATAATACCAATGCCTAATGGTCGTCTTTTCATTGTGCTGAGTTCTGCCGCTAGTACTGGATACTCTTGATAGTTTAACAGTTCATCTAATCCTCTAACTGCTAGATTACAAACTTTATCCATATCAGCAAAGTCTTTTATAACTCCCCAATTAACAGCACTCAATGTACACAAACTGATTTCGCCTTCTTCGTCTGCAATATTATTCAAAGGCTTAGTTGGTAAATTAATCTCACAACATAAATTACTTTGTCTAATAGGTGCAACATCTTCTAAGAATGAACCGTGTGTATTTGCGTGGTCAACATTCATTAAATAAATTCTACCTGTGTCTTTGCGTTCTGTTACAAAAGCACTGAACAAGTCAATAGCAGGAATACTTTTCTTTCTGATGCTTGTCATTCTCTCTGCTTTCTCATATAGTTCCTGGAACTTGTCTTGATCCGCAAAGAAACTTTCGTATAATTCAGGCACGTCTTTAGGTGAGAACAATGTGATATTGCCACCTGTAATAAGTCTTTCGTACATCAGTTTGTTAAATTGTACACCATAGTCCATATGACGTACTCTATTATCTTCTGTACCTTTGTTGTTCTTTAATACTAATAAATCTTCTACTTCTAAATGCCAAATAGGATAGTATAATGTAGCCGCTCCACCTCTTACTCCACCTTGACTACAACTCTTAACTGCTGATTGGAATAATTTATAGAAGGGGATAACTCCTGTGTGAGTTGCGTCTCCACTCCTAATAGGCGAGCCAATTGCTCTAATACTACCTGCACCTATGCCAATACCTGCCTTTTGACTTACATACTTAACTACGGCACTAGACGTTGCGTTAATGCTATCCAAACTGTCATCAGTTTCAATAAGCACACAACTACTAAACTGTCTTTGTGGTGTACGCACACCTGCCATAACTGGCGTAGGCAAGGAAATTTTAAATGTACTGATAGCATCATAGTATGATTTCACATAACTCATTCTAGTTTCTGCTGGATACTTGCTGAACAATGTAGCCGCAATCATCATATATGCTACTTGTGGTGTTTCAAATATTTCACCTGTTGCTCTGTTCTGCACAAGATACTTACCACGGAATTGTTCCATAGCCGCATAAGTTAAAACTTCATCTCGGTCGTGTCTGATATAAGTTTGTAGTGTATTGATTTCTTCTTTGGTATACAGTTCTACAAACTCTGGATCATAGAAGCCTGAATCTATATTGTCTTGTATTATATCACATAAGCAAGGAGGCTCAAATGTATTATACACTTGCTTACGCAAATGGTAATTGATTAGCCTACCAGCAACATATTGATAGTTTGGTGTTTCTTCTGATATCAAATCTGCGGCACTTTTAATAAGTGTCTCTTGTACATCTTCAGTTACTATACCATCAAAGAATTGTATGTTACTGTTTATTTCAACTTGACTGGCACTTACACCTGTAATGCCTTCACAAGCATATTGTACTACCTTGTGTAGTTTGTCGATGTTTAAATCTTCAAGGGTACCGTCTCGTTTTCTTACTTGCATAATCAATCCTTACTGACTGTCGACTAATGCTTTAAATTCTGTGAATCCGCCAATCTTTTCCCCATCTACTATAATTTGTGGGAATGTTCTTGCTGTTGGGAATGTTTCGAACAACTGTTCTCTTGTGAAATCTTCATCTAACATTTTGTATGTTAGTTCATATCCTTTTGACTCTGCTAGTGCTTTTGCTTGAATGCAGTATGGACATTGTGGTTTGCTGTATATTTCTACTATCATTTACTTTACTATCCTTTGTATGTCTGAATTCTTTCCTATCGTATTAAAGATTAGAAAATCTTCCTTAATGTTATTATAATTATCTATCTTGCCAGGTGTAATATTAAAACATTGATTGTCTATCATAAAAACTAATCCTGCTTGACCAGTGATATGATTATCTACTATATGCCAAGTTGCATTATTATAGCACACTTTATCTAGTGCTGTCAATGTATCAAATAATAAAAGATTAACTCCGCTGTAACAAAACATTTTGTTTGTTAAGATATCCCAGCAATCGGGCCAGAACTTGTGAGTGTAATAATCAAAATTGTTACTATCATATTTAACCAAATTGAAACTTTCAACTATGGTTTCAGGTGAACTAGAGGCGTGAATTTCCCTGAACTCTCTCCAGGCGTCTAATCGTTTTTGAGGTGTTGTAAATCTATCTAATATCATCCAAGCCATTTACGGACAATAAACTTCATATTGACAGTTTGTCCTGTGGCATTGGTTGTACTAGTTACAATATTTGAACCAGAGAAAGCACAAGTAAATGTTACTCCTCCTGATATACCATTGGATAGTTCTACCCCTTGGTCGTCTAACGATGCTACTGAGTTTGTGCTGTCTGCTGTGATGAATAGTTGTCCTGTTTTCCTATAGTAAGTTGAACCGCTCACATACTTTAAACTGTATTCTACTACAACTACATCATTGATTGTGCTATCAAATGTTAAATCTGCATTTGTAGTTGGGCCACCATTCAAAATACTTGTTTGTAAAGGTTGGCTAAACAATGTTGCTGACTGTACAGATGCTAAACCAGTTAGTAGTTTTAAGTTAGTGTTAAGGTCCATTAATCCTTGTATCTCTGAACTTGTTGTTTCGTAATATAACTTATTGGCTAAGTCTACAAAGTTCTGTGTTTCACGTTTACCTAAGAATGTAATCTCTTTAGTGTCAGTATTAATAGATGGTGCATAAACACTTGTATTAGCACTGGAAGGATTTCTTGCATAGTGTCCTGCATATTGTACATCATTAACAATATTAACTGTATTGGAACCTACTAAGTCATCTAGATACTTTTCAAGTTGTCCTTTAATAGAATTATCTGCTTTGCTAACAGTACCACCTGACATCTGCAAGTTACCAGGTATGCTATCAAATGTAACATCTAACCCTGTATCACTTGCCAAATAAATCCTGTTGCTGTTATTAGGTACTTCATATGCCTTAATAAATGTATTAGCATTGTTAACCGCATTTACTATTGCAGTTACAGTACTTAATCCATTAAGACTAACAGTGGCGTTATTGTTTACATTCGCTGTTTCTTTAACAACAATGTTATCTGAACCACCAAGAGGTGTTCCTAATACTATGTTTGCTGAAGATTCCACATAAGGTGTTAAATGTATATTAGAGTTAAGTGCTATCCAACCTGTTGAATTAACACTATCAAAAACCACTTGGTCACTTGGTACTCGTCTGTGAGTTGGTACATTATATTCTTCATTAAAACCTTTCTTACCACTTGCTCCAATGTTGCTCGTAGACTCTAACAGATGTCGCACAGCGACGTTTCCATAGAAGTTTAGAGTAATAGTATCACTTGAAGCAGGTGTTTGCCCAAACTCAATCTTTTGTACGCCTGTTTGGTTTGTACTGCTTTCTATTCTGTATTCATTACTACTTAAATCTTGCTTGTTTGTTACAGAACTACCAGTAAGTAATTCTCCATTTTTCATAACAACAACGTCAGATGCAGTAAATCCTGCATTGGTAGTTTGGTTTTGAATAATAGTAGTATTAGTACTGTTGGTAATTGCTGTTCTAAATACAGGTCCTGCATATAGATGCCCTGCACCATCATTACAATCAAAAGTAAATGAATCTGTTACACCGTCAAACTCTGATGAGCCTAACTTTTTACTTGGTAATGTGAATCTTATAAAATTATTGTTTATGAAGTTGTTAGCATAAGTAACACCACTTAAAACATTGTTGACTGTTGCAACATTATGTTTAAGTCCAGTTGTATCATAGTCTGGATCTAATCCAATATATACTTCATTACTGTCTGTTGCTAATCCAATTTCACCTGGACGTAATGGAGAAGGTAGGTCTGCTTTTAAACCTCTTCTATTTTGAATCCTTGATATTACTATTTTTGCCACTTATTAAAACTCCGTTAGTGTAAGTATTTATCATTTCTGGAGTTTGTAATAATCTTCTAATCTCAGTAACCATTTCTTCGTGTACTCTTCGAACTCGTCACCTTCTATTGTAAACTCTTTGAAATCACCTTCTCTGTCTATCATAAAAATAGTTACTCGATTGATGTCTGTTTCAAACATTTCATTGTGTGCAATAGCATAAGCACACCCTTGCATAAAGTAATCTTCAATCCATTCACGTTTTTTAATTTTTCTAGCAGTCTTAAAGTCTATGATAGTAGGTTTGCCTTCGTAAACTCCTATACAGTCACTTGTTCCAGCAAATAATCCTTTTGCAATTAGTCCTACTTCAACCCCCCATATCTCATCTACTTTGCTAACACCTTCGGTAATCATATTGTTTACCATAGGTCTTGCCATTTCTGAAATAACGTTGTTGCCTTTGATTTCGTACTCTTCGCCCAGTATGTATTTCTCAATAGCATTATGTACTTTGGTACCTAAGCCTGCGGCTTCTGAACTAATTCTAGTTGCTTCTTGCTCACCTACACGTTTACGCCAAGCAATTAAACCTGACTTATCGCCTGTTGCAGATAGTATAGTTGTAACACTAGGAACAGGATTGTTATCCTCACCAGTGTATTGTCGTTGTCCTGATTTTGCTGTTACTCGTTTTAGAGCGGGGTAGTTGTATTTCTCGTTGAGAAGACTTACCAAGTTATTGTCCATATAAGTGTGTTACCTGTTGTTGAGTTATTACTTATACTTACCGTATATCCTAAATCAGTGAAGTGTTTCTTGACTACGTTGATTTGGTCACTCTTGTTTGCGTCTGTTGTAACACCATTATATGCTTGGTAGTATGGTACTCCTGAGGTAATGGTTGTGCCTGTGCTAACACTAACTGCTAGGTTGCCGGCATCTACTTGGGTTAATACGTTGGCTTCTAATGCTCGTATTTCGTTTAGTATGAGTGTACTATTTCTAGTTCTTCTTCTTGCTGTTGTGGCGTCTATAAAAACTGTGCTCATACTAGGTCGTCCTTGATACCTGCCATAGCATTGTCGTTTGCCATATCATTCACTCTGTCTCCTAATTGGTCTTGTCTTTCAGCGGAAATATCTTGTACTTCTGCTTCACTATCAAGAGTAACTTCAGTGTCACTTACAGATTTTACTGCAGGTATATCATTTAAAATTGTTTTTAGATATTCATCATCTATACTGTGATTCATATCAGTAAGGTTTTTTATTAGTTTATTAAAGTCTAGGCTAAGAAGTTTTTCTCCCTTAGCAAGAAATATCATATCACGAACGTCTGACTTCAAAGCGGCGTCAGAATCTAACTCATTGATGATATTAAAGAGTCTCATATTACTTGAGTTCTCTTCCTAAAGGATCATCTTCAGGACCTGCATTAGCATCTGCTCCTGCAAAGTCATCAATTCCTCCTAGTCCGTCTAAATCGTCCATTCCATCTAAGTCACTAACAGCATCTATTTCTGAATCTGGATCTTCCATATCCATTGATGTCATTGTTTCTCCACCAGTAACTCCGCCTATAGCACCGTCAACTTGCTCTTTAGCATCTTTCAATTGACCTAATAGTCCTTCTAATGCTGAACCAACTGTTTCACCAAATGGTTGTGCTTTGTCAACACCTAACTGACCTCTCATTTGGTCAACAATAGCAGGTAAGTCTTCGTTGAATGCTCTACCTATATCTTCTACTGCGTCTTGAATTTGGTCACTCAATGCTCTTGCGGCTATTACTACTTCTGCTTCTTCTACTTCTACATCTTCAGTAATAAACTCGTCTGGGTTGCTATCTATATATTCGTTAATTAATTTAAGTGTTTCTGCTAACTTTGTTTCGTCTAAACTTTTTAAGAACTTCATTGCATCAGGAATCGATGCATCAATGCCTTTGCTTTTTAAAATTGAACACATTGCTTTTGCCTGTGACCTATCGTCACCTGAAGCACTTGATCCTAATTTTCTATAGGCGTGTTTGTATTTAGGTAACTTACCATCAACTGCATCAGTGTATTCACTACTTGCAACTGCTTCGGCTTCTGCTTCTCTTAAATTGTTGATATGCTCTTGCACCATCTCACCTAGTTTAAACATAATCATATCTGATGGATACCTAACTGGCATAATCTCATAAGATTTTCTAGCACTATCCATTGCTTGATCATAATCATCACCGGTTGCCATACAACCGATTGCGTGGTCTTTTAATTCACTTAGACATTGCTCGTAAACTTCTCCTTCATAATACATTCCTTCTGCTAACATATTTGCATAAACTGATTTAAGCATAATGTTTTTAGCATACAATGGGTCACGTTGAAAAGTTGGAGAGTTTGCTTTGATATTTACAATGTTCTCTTCAGTTGCTCTCATATTTTCTTGAAGTTTTTTTAATGAACTAACTTCAACAG